ACTGAATCATACCTCGTCAGCAGGATTTCCATGGTCACTTAAGTTTCGAAATAAGGGTGATTTTTGGGCTCTGGGTGGTGAGCAGATGTGTCAAAAATATTATGAAGGATTGGTTGATGGAACTTCATGGCGTACTATATGGACGAGTAGCGTGAAGGAAGAACTACGTAGTGATCAGAAGGTGATAGACAACAATCTACGTACGTTTACAGCATCACCAATCGAACACAGTCACGCGTGTAAAAGGTTGTGTGGTGATTTTAATGAGAAGTTTTATAGGAAAGGTTCTAAGAATAACCAAGGCTTTTGGTCGTCTGTAGGGATGACAAAGTTTTATAGAGGTTGGCATAATCTCTTCTTGCGTTTGACTAGAAATGGTCGCTTTAAGAAAGGAAAATCACTAGATGCAAAGCAGTGGGATAGTTCCATGTTTCGAAGATTGTTTGAGAAGATCTTCGCCTTTAGGTGTGAGTGTTACGATCCTGCGGGAGTTGTGTCTCAGATGCGTCTGGGTACGCTTTATCGTGACATCATAGACACCGTGATAATTATGACTAATGGAGAAATTTATGAGAAAGATACTGGCAATCCTTCTGGCTCAGAAAATACTGTTGTGGATAATACAATGGGTTTATTTGTTATGTTATCTTACTGTTATATTGTGCAGTCTCGCCGTAAAGGCTTGGCTACTAGCTATACGCATTTTATGGATCATTTTGAGGGCGCTTTGTATGGCGATGATATTACCATTTGTGTTTCTGATGAGGCACTAGGATGGTTTGAGCTCTTGGAGATGAAGGATGATGCGGCCGCACTAGGTTTTACTCTCACTGTGGGTGAGGATAATTGGAAGTGGGATAACAGTGAGGATATTACTTTTTTGAGTAACAATTTTAGGTGGGCAGATGATTTGTCGATGTATGTGCCAGTTCCTGATGGTGAGAAGGTTATCGCTTCTTTGCTGTTGAACTTTACAGTATCAGATATTCGTTTCACGCTCTTACGAGCGCACGGGTTGTTGCAAGATTCATTTTTCAACCTTACAACACGGGGTATATTGAAACGATTTATACAGTGGGTTCATGTTAAACATGCCGATAAATTGGTTGACGGTTTGATTCCAAATACGCAAGTGTCGATGAAAGTTGTGCGTGCCGTCGCCATGTCTGATGCGGCCATTATTCGGTTATATTCTGGGGTTCTTCCCTTAACAACATATGAGTGCGAGAAGCTAAGCACCCATTACATGTGTGGTCAAACACATGACAGGTACTGCAGTTGGCCTGCCTGTTTAAAAAACCAGAATTAACTGTCCTATGTCTGCGCCAGAACCACCAGAAGGAAAGAAGATCATGAATGCTATTAAGAAGATAAAGAAAGAGAAGAAGAAAATCG